CCCCCCGCACCAGTGGTCAGGGTGATCACGCGGGCTGCCATACGCCACCGGAACCCGGCGTTGGCGGCCATGAAGTTGGCGCCCAGGGTCAGGTTAGACAGGGTGTTCCCGCCGAGCATCACGGCGAACTCCAGTGTCTGCGCAGCAGACCCCTGCGTTCCGCTGCCCTGCACCTCAATCTCATACACCGCGCCCACAGCAGCATCGGTCGCGGGAATCGTCCATGACCCCAGGTCCTGCAGGCTGGCCGCGGTGACCGTATTACCCGGGAAAAACGCCTGCTGCGCGCCCATGCTGCCCATGGCCAGGCCCGCCGGGGTGACATACGCCGGCTGGCCGTCGGTAGCGGTGTACAGCTGCGCCTGCCCCGGCTGGGCGTTGGGAACCACGCCGCCGGAGCCGTCGAGGGCGTGGACTTCACCCATCCGGTCCACCTGGGCGCGCAGGTCGGCGATCGCTTCCTCAGCCTGCTCAAGGGTAAAAGGGGCGGTAGGCACCGTTCACCACCTCCGCAGGCTGGTGCTGACCTGGATGTACGGCGTGTAAGGCACGCAGTTAAACGTGCATGTCCACTCGTAGGCGTTCAGCGTCTCCGTGTAGCCCACCACCAGCTGCTTTGTGGTAGCAGACGGGTACCAGAACGGCAGGTTATCGAGCTCGATCACGTCCCCGATCTCAACGCCCGCCACGGCTGACATGAGTGGCGCGAGCGCGTTGCCGGGGATGCCGCAGCGGACCAGGTTCACCGTGATCGTCGGGTACCGCTCATCGGAGACAGTGCCCAGCAGCAGCAGATGCGCGGCGAGGGCGGCCAGCTGCTCGTCAGCGGCGGCGACCGCCTTAAGCCGCTTTTTGAACCGGCCCGAACCCTGGGGTGGTTCCAGGATCGACATGCCACCCGAGTTGAGCGTCACCTGAACTTTGCTGCCTTTGTGCCGGTGGACGGTGATGTCGTTTTTCACGTTCACCGTGTCGATCACCGGCGCCAGCGGGGGACTGATCATGGCCTGGGCGTAGTCGAGGGTGACCGACGGGGACTGGTTGATCAGCTTGATGCGGGTCCGGTACTTCAGGCCCCACAGTTCCTTGGCCTCTTTCATGATGCCCTGGTCCAGGTCCTCGATCTCCTCAAGAAACTGGTGGTACCGCTTGCGGGTCTGCGGACCCATCTGCGGGTGGACCCGCACATGATCGACATACAGCAGGGTGCCGGCGGTTTTCGTTTCGGAGTCAGCGACCTGGGCGCAGAAGAACGCGGCAGTAGCCGGGGCGATGCAGCCGTCAGCCGCGCCGATAGTCACCGTGCCCACCTGCCCGGCTGACGGGGCAAAAATGGCGCCTGACGAGGTGGAAAGGAATGTGCCGGCCGCGTCGAACCAGCTCACCTGCATGTGCACGGCACCCAGCGCCGCCGGGGCGTAGACGTCAGCGGCGGCGCCGACCACGTCACCAGGCAGGACAGGCTGCCCGCTGGTCCCCACAGGACTGTGCGCAGACCATGACCCCGCCCCGCCGGACGCAGTGATCAGCAGCGATTTGCTGCCCCCGCTGGGCCAGCTGCCGTCGGGTAGTGTCACGCTGCTCTGCGTGACGGCAGCATTGTTAGCCGCCCACGACTGGGTGCCGGTCTCAAATCCCCAGTGATCCACGGTCTCGCTGAACTCTGAGAGGTTGCCGAGGGCCTGCTCATTCGCGAGCCGCTTGAAACGGTCAATACCCAGTTCGGCATGATGGCCGTTCAGGGCCTGGCTGACCTTCCACAGCGCGATCAGGGCGTACTGGACGGAGAAATGACCCATCGCCGTCTTGGTAATGTCACCGTTCGGGGCTGCGATCACCTGCGACACGCTGCCCATCGTCGCCGTGGTGACGGTGCCGCTGGTCTTGGCGACGACACCGCTGCCGCCGGGCTTGATGGCGGAGAAAGCCCACGCGACGTCCGCACCCGACACGGCGAGCTCAGCGGACACCATCAACGTCTGCCCGTCGGCGCCGAACGACTGGTAGCCGGAATCGAACAGGAGGGCCGGGGCGGAGCTCCAGCCCTGCAGTTTCATTTTCCCGCCGGACCCGTAAATCACGTCGAGGCGGGCGACTGTCCCGGATCCGAGCGTGCGGCACAGGACTTTCCCGTTGTTCCCGCCGTGTTTCGGGACGAACACGATGAACCGGATCACGTTGTTAGACGGCTGGGTGCCGCCGCCGCTGGCGGTGTAGATCAGCTCGACTTTGCCGGGTGCCCCGGCGCCGCCGAAGGTGTGCTTGCTGTTGTTCGCCCACCCGCCACCGCCGGCACCGCCGGGGCTGCTGCCGTCCTTGCCGTCGCGCTGCGGGGAGAAACCGCCGCCGTCACCACCACCGCCGCCGCCAGTGCGCGGGGAGCCACCCGACCCGGCCGACCCGAAGACGGCGTTGGACCCGGCGTTCCCGGCGGCGGCCGTCCCGGCGGAACCACCACCGCCGCCGCCCTGGTTGAACGAGGCGGACCCGCCGCCCGCGCCGCCAGCAAAGTTGGCCGTCGCCGCGCCGCTGGTCGTGCCGCCTGGGGCGCCGGACGCGCCGTTCGCGTTAGACCCTTTACCGGCGTGGGCTGTCACGGTGACCGCGTCGCCGGTGAACGACGAGTTGGGGGTGCCGTCGTTGCCGCCCGTGTTCCAGTTCCCCGGCTGCCCGCCCGCCCCGACGGTCACGTAATACTGCTGGCCGGGGGTGAGCGCGACCGCGGAGTCCCGCGCGTACGCGCCGCCGCCGCCACCCGACCCGCCACTGCTGCCTTCCTGGCCTTTCGACCCGCCACCAGCGGGACCCCACACCCGGACGTCTGCTGTGGTCGTGGATGCGATCCACGGAAAGGTTCCCGCGGACAGGAACACGTCGTCACCCGACGTGCCGAACGTGCTGGTGATCCCCGTCCAGGTGGAACCGTTCAGCACCCCGACCGGCGCCGACCCGTTGAAGTCCGACACCGCTTTCCATTTCGGCGCCCCGGACACCACCGTCATGCTGGCACCACCCTGGGTGCCCGCACCGATCAGCTCAGTGTTCTCGTCCTCTTCACACGGCCAGTAGCCGATGGGGGCATACAGGCCGGTCAGCGACGCGTAATAACGGGTCAGCGCCGACCCTTCCCCGCCGCCGGAGCGGATCCGCCGCAGCGGCCCCGACGCGGTGACCGAGACATAAACGTCGTTGCCGGAGATGTCTGACAGCGGCGGCCATTCAGGTACCTCACCCCAGAATCGGTACCCGTCGTACACGTTGCCCGACGACGACGTGTTGTCGATGGAGATGCGGAGTTGCGTGTTGCGCTGCAGGTAGGGGTAGAAGGCGCCGCTGGCGTTGTTCGGGGAGAACCGGCCGTCACGGTTGTTGAAGGTGATGTTCACCGACGCGGGCTGAGCGGTGTCCCCGTTGTTTGCCCGGCCGCCGGTGATGGTCAGGGTGTCCCGCTGGTAGACGTACATGCTGACGTCACGCCAGGTGCCGTTGACCAGGATCTCGATGATGACGTTCAGCGGGAACAAGGAAGCCACCCCGCTACTCCCGGCCGGATAGGTGCTGGTGTAGGTGCCGGTGTAGACGGACACGCGTCAGGCTTTCTGGCCGAGGGCCGTCTGCACGTCGCCGCCGCCGCTGACGATGACGAACTTCTGCACGATCTCCACCAGGGCCCGTTCGAGGCTGTTCGCGCCGGGCCGGGCGCGGACTTCGAGTACCACATGGGTGCCGCCGCCGCCGGGCGGCAGGATCCGTTCAGGCTTCCCGGTCGCGTTCATGGCCAGGGTCAGGCCGGGCGGCAGCCAGCCGCCTTTGTCGTACCAGTTGTAGGCCAGCTCGTGCTGCTCGGCGGCTGCGGGGGAGCCGTAGCGGCCGCGGATGTAGTTAAGGCCCCAGATGATCTGGTTTTTGTAGTCGCCCAGGTTGTAGGGGTGGCCGTGGCCGAGGCTCTGGGGGATGCCGTACGCGCCGGACGAGGCGTTGACGGCGTATGCGTTCCACCCGGATTCCTGGTTCCACAGGGGGACCAGGCTGGACATCTGCGAACCAGACCAGCCGTACTGGGACAGCAGCGACCGGGCGTACGCCTGCGCGACCCCAGCGGAGTGGGTGCGGGCCCCGGAGTCGCCACCGAACGCGTTCAGCCCCGCCGCGGCCTGCTGAGCCGCATGCGCGGCTTTCCAGGCGTGCGCCTTGATGCCGCCCGCCAGGCCGAGCATCAGGTTCTTGCCAGCGTCGAAGAACAACGCGGAAGGTGAATTGAGCCCGAAAAACTTTTTGACCTTGTTCCAGATGGTGGACACGAAGTGACCGACCCAGCTGAAGATGGAACCCGCGACAGCCTTAAGGCCGTTCAGGAACTCGGTCAGGGCGGAGTGGGCGAAACCGTACAGCTGGTGGCCAAGGCCGGACAGGGCGCCGATCACCCGGCCGGGAAGACTCTTGAACCACTTCACCACGTCGGCGATGCCGCGCTGCTCCCGCCCTATGGTGTTGTTCCAGATCATGTCCCACACGTGGGCGATGTCGTGGCGGACCCCGTCGAAGATGACCGCGGTCTCGTGGCGGATGCCGTTGAACGTGGCGAACAGGGCATGCCGCAGCCGGGCCGCAGCCCCGGACGGCACGAACTCGATGATCCGGGCGATCCACGCGAACGTGACACCCAGCCCGATCAGCAGCCCCTTGATCCCTTCGGCGATCTGCAGGAACAGCTGGGCGCTGGGTTTCATCCCGGGCCCGAGCGCGACCACGAACCCGGCCAGGCCCTGCACCAGGACCACCAGGGCCTGTGTCATCTGCTTCAGCGCCCCAGACTTGACCATCTGGTTCATGGCCTGCGTAAACGCGGGCATCAGGGTTTTACCGGCCTGCAGCATGACGGTCAGGAACTGGCGGATGAACGGCAGGCTGGCCTTGAACATCTGCGTCATCATCGGGCCAAGCTGGGTGAGGCCCTTCCCGAACTGGGTGAAAATCTGCGACAGCGGCCCCATGATCCCGCGGAGCGGCTTGATGATCACCTGCATCAGGCCGGACAGCGACTTCTGGAACGCGGTAAACGGGGCGTAGAAAGCGGAGTCCTTCGCATACTGCTTGTTCGCCGCCACCAGCGACGCGGACAGCAGCGTCTTCTGGGTGCCGACCGCGGTTTTCAGCGCGGTGGTGACCTGCTTAATGTTGGCGAGGTCTGTGGTCAGGACTTT